CTGTCCCGTTTCTCTCTCCCCGATCCAGCCCCTCCGGTATGGCGCAGCCGTAACGCTCACGTAGCGGGCGTTTCCGCAGGTCAACCGTGGTGTAGATGGGTGAGGGTCTGGTCGATCGTGGGCGAACGTTACACGGAATGGTCTACGTAGAGTGATGCTGTAGGGCCCCAATTGGGCCTTGTCGATCACGGTCGGTGAGGAGGGGTCATGGCGTTGACCGGTGCGGAGCGGGTCCGGAGGTCCCGTGCGCACACGTCCGGCGATCACTCTCTGTGCGATCCGGCCCGGTGCGAGAGCGCGGGCGCCCCGATACCGGAGGACCTGGCCGCTGACGACGTCTTCGGCGCGGCCGGCCGCAGGTTGTGGCGCGAGGTGACGCAGCAGGCCAACCCCCCGCTGAGCGCGGCGCAGCTCACGCTCCTGGAGGAAGCGTGCGTGATCAAGGATCTCCTCGCGGACCTCGGCCGGGCGCTGCGCCGCCGTGGCGACGTCTGGCGGAGCTTCCCCCTGGACGACGATGGCCCCGAGGTCCGGATGGTGGTTGATAACGCGGCCGCCGAAGTGCGTCAGCAGTCGACGGCGCTGCGGGGCCTGATCGCGGAGATCACCAAGACGTCCGCCAAGCGTCCGTCCGTGAGCCAGCCCGAGGGCCCACCTGCGCCTGATCCCCTCGACGAGTTCCGCCGGCGGGCGGCGCTGCGGCGGGCAGGCGGGGAGTGACCAGCGCCGAGGCCGTCGTCGCGCCGGTCCTCGGAAGCACTTTGCCGCGGCTGTTCACCCCGCCCCTGGTCACCGGCCCCCCCGGGCCCTGTGGCTGTGGGTGCGCACTGGCGCCGGAGTCGAGCGTCGGGTTCGACCAGGACAACTTTGCGCGCGAGGTCCTCCGGCACCCCTACGACGACTGGCAGCGCTGGACCGTGATCCATGCCGGCGAGCTACTGCCCGACGGCTCTGAGCGGTTCCGGTATCGGCTGATCCTGGCCAGCAGGCAGAACGGCAAGTCAGAGATCCCGGTCTCGCTGGTGCCGTACTGGCTCTTCGTCGACAAGATCGGCGAGGCCCTCGCTACCTCGACGAAGGTCAACATGGCGAAGAAGCTGTGGCTGAAGTCGCGCAAGCTCATCCGGTCGTCCGGGCTGGCCGCCCGCCTCGACCGCAAGTGGTATCGGGAGACCAACGGCGAGGTCGAGATGTGGACGCCCGAAGTCGACTCTGACGGCGAGCCGTGGAACTCCCGGTACGCCATCGACGCGGCGAACGAGGAAGGCGGCCGGAGCCTCAGCATCGAGAGGCTGATCATCGACGAGCTGCGCCACCACTACGACTACACGGCCTGGGGCGCGCTGGTGCGCACGATGGGCGCAGTGGAGGGCGCGCACGCCTGGCTGCTGTCCAACGCTGGGTCGGATCGCAGCGTGGTACTCAACGACCTGCGCGACTCTGCGGTGGAGAAGCTGGCTGACGGCACAGAGGTGGCGGTCGACGACCCCGAGACCGACCTGTTCCTCGCTGAGTGGTCGGCGCAGGCTGACGCGGATCCGGTGGACCTGCGCGCCCTGGCGCAGGCGAACCCGAACATGAACCGTCGCGGGCAGAAGGCGCGCGACCTGCTCGCCGCCGCCCGCCGCGCGGTCGAGGCGGGCGGCCAGGCGTTGACCGAGTACAAGACCGAGGTCATGTGCATCCGGGTGAAGGTGCTCAACCCCGCGGTCGACCCCGGCGCGTGGACGCGGTGCCTCGACCCCGGGGACCTGTCGGCGGCCCGGTCCCGTGTCGCGCTGTGCATCGACGTCTCGCCGGACGGGCTCCACGCCACGCTCGCCGCCGCCGCCGTATTGGTCGACGGGCGGGTGCGGGTCGAGGTGATCGGTTCGTGGGACAGCACGGACGGGCTGCGCCGCGATCTACCTCGGCTCATGAAGAGCGTCCGGCCCCAGGTGCTGGGTTGGCTGCCGGCCGGTCCCGCGGCGGCGCTGGCGGCCGACCTGGCGGAACGGAAGGGGCGTGCCGGCTGGCCGCCGCCGGGCGTCAAGGTGGAGGAGATCCGGGGCGAGGTGTCCGCGGTGTGTATGGGCTTCGCCGAGCTGGTCAAGTCCGAGCAGGTCGCGCACTCCGACGATCCGCTGCTGAACGATCACGTCCTCGACGCTGAGCCGCTGATGCAGGGCGACGCATGGCGGTTCAGCCGTAAGGGCGGGGGTCACGTGGACGCGGCGTACGCGGCGGCCGGTGCGGTGCATCTGGCGCGGACGCTGCCGGCGCCGGTCGGGAAGCCGCGGCTCCTGACCGCTCCATAGCACGTCAGCGTCCGATTATCGGACGCCAGCCCGCTATCATCCGGTCATGGGACGTTGGCGCGACATTGCGGACTGGTTCGGTCTGCCGACGCGCTCGCTCAAGTTCGACTCTCCACCGCAGCCGATCGACCGCGTCATCCTCGAGATGCGAACCGGCAACCCGGGCCACATCGGTAAGGCGCAGGCCATGTCCGTGCCGGCCGTGCTCAAGGGCCGCAACATGATCTGCGCGGTTGCGACCTTGCCGCTGCAACAGGTCGATGCCGAGAACAGGCCGGCCCCGCTGTCGCTGCTCACCCAGATCGACCCGGACGTGCCGAACGTCGTCACACTGGCGCAGACGCTGGAAGACCTGCTGTTCGAATCGGTGTCGTGGTGGCGGATCACCGCCTTCGGCAGTGACGACTACCCGACCAGTGCGCGGCACCTGGACTTCTCCAGCGTCTCGCTGAACCCGCCACCCGGTCAGAACCTCGCCCCGCTACCGGGTGAGTACGACCCTCGCAATGCCGTGGTGTGGGTCGATGGCATGGAAACGCCGGCTGACCAGATGATCCGGTTCGACTCGCCCAACCCCCCGTTCCTGCGGGCTGGCGCGAAATCGATCCGCCGGGCGCTGCTGCTGAACGGCGCCGCCTCGACCTATGCCGACGATCCACGGCCGCAGGACTACTTCACCCCGGCGGACGGCGCCGACCCGGCCGAGGACGACGAGATCGTCGGGATTCTGGACAAATGGCGTAAGTCACGGAAGGAGCGCAGCACGGGCTATGTCCCGGCCGCGTTGAAGTACAACACCGTAGACCAGCCGTCCCCGGCGGATCTCCAGCTCGTGGAACTCCAGAAGCAGGTGACGCTGGACATCGCGAACGCCCTCGGTGTCGATCCCGAGGACCTCGGCGTGTCCACCACGAGCCGGACGTACGCCAACGCCGTCGACCGGCGCCGTGACCGGATCAACGACGTCCTGTCGCCCTACATGCAGGCCATCACCGGCCGGCTGTCGATGGGTGACGTGACGAAGCGCGGCTACTCCGTGCGGTTCGACCTCGACGACTACCTCCGGGCGGACCCCACCACGCGCTGGAACAACTACAAGGCCGCGAAGGACATGGGCGCGATCACGGTGCAGGAGATCCGGCTGGAGGAGGGCATGCCTGAGACGCCGCTCGCCGGCACCCTGGAATCACAAGCACCTGCCGCGTCCCGGCCGCCGCTCGCCGCCGTCCCATCGTTGACCGCCAGCTTTGCCGCCGACCAACCCGGCTACACGTTCGCCGATATTCCGGTCTCAGACCTGACTGTCGATGTGGCCAGGCGCATCATCAGGGGCCGCGCGTTGCCCTACGGCGAAACGGGCATCAAGGGTGGCCGGAAGTTCCGCTTCGCCCCCGGTTCGCTGCGTTGGGCGGAGATGTCCCGGATCAAGATGCTGCGTGACCACGATCGCGCGCAGGCCATCGGCGTGGCTATCGAACTGACGGACGCCCCCGGCGGCTTCGACGTGGCGTTCAAGATCGCCCGCGGCGAGGCCGGCGACCGCGCCCTGGCCCTGGCCGAAGACAAGGTCCTAGACGGCCTGTCGGTCGGTGTCGATGTCGTCGACGCCGTGGCGGACCCGCTCAACCGCGGCGGATTCCTGGTCAATGTCGCGGACCTGCGTGAGGTCACGCTGACCGCGATGCCCGCTTTTGACAGTGCTCGCGTCACCTCTGTGGCCGCGAGTCGAACTGAAGGAGTCACGATGGACCCGTGCTCGACGTGCGGACAGGTCCACG